AGATGAATAAGGTAGTTTCTGTTCCAAATGGTGATAATGATATAGAATTAATATTTCGCTTTAGAATAGATCATGGAAATAATGAAGAAAGTAATTAAAGAGATAAGCGAAGAAACTGGTACTCCTATAGATATTGTAGAAGCAGCAGCAAGAGCTCAATTCGGTTTTGCTAGAAAGGTAATGCAGGAAGGAGAGATGCATGATGTTTTACTACATGGCCTGGGAAGGTTCAGGGTAAAGGATGGTAGACTTAGTCATATCATTAAGAATTTAATTAAAAGGATAAAGAAGGGACATGTTCAACGTGAGGAGGGGATGAAACGCTTAGCTGAGTTATGGAAGATAAGACAAAAAAGAATAAAGAAGTAATTGATATCATAAAGATATTAAAGTCTAAGACTCATCTAAACAAAAAATTAAGGATGCAAAAATATATTGTATTAGGATTAATAGAAGATTGGTACGAGATGCCAATAGAAGATCAATGGAAAGAGCTCAATAATGAGCTTACTAAATATAATGAGATAGATAGATTAGTTAATTTTTTAAATAAACAAGTATAAATTATGGAAACTGCAACACAAGCACCTCCTGTAGAGAATATCAAAGGAGCAAAGGAAGAAGAAGAATTAAAAATGAGACAGATGGCATTTCAAGGAGAGATGATGATGAGAACTGCTAATTTAGTAATGCAAGCACTATCTGTAGGTGGGGAACAAGTTTCTCCTTTATTTGATAAGGAGCAAAGAGCTATATTAGAAGAGAAACTATATGGTATTTTAAAGGTATTATAATGTATAAAGGAATAATAGTGGTACTAGCAGTAGTACTAATAGGAGTGTATATTTTTTCATGCAGTGGTGAGCATTCAACTGGAGAGGGATCAGCAACAACTGATTCCTCCACAGTTGTTAAAGATGATAGTATTGCTTTCGATACTGTTTTTGTAGAAGGTGAGCTTACTTCCAGACCCTAATATAATGCGGTATGACAAGATCACGAATGAAGAATTGAAGATCACTTTTTGTAGGACATGTAAGACTTGTCCTTCTGTGGAGATCAAAATAGATAGTGATGAAGTTATTATTGGGGGAGAGAAAGAAGGAATATCCACTTTTAGTAAAGATGAATTTGGAATGTTAATAGATGCCGCTAAGAAAGGCATCTTTGACAAGTATTTTAATAATTAAAATTTTTAATCATGGCAAGAGTAAAATTAAGTGGTAAAAGAAGACCTGTTATCAGGGGAAATGTAGCTAAAGCTGTTACAGGAGATGTAAATAATGATGGAACGGTAGATGAAAAAGACCTTTCTATTGTTCATAAGGAATATGTTAAAGCTAAAGCAAAAAAGAAGGTTACTACTAAGAAGAAGCTAGTTGCTAAGAAGCCTGTAGCAAAGAAAGCTCCAGCAAAAAAGAAAGCACCTGCTAAAAAGAAAAAATAGATGGGTGTTATAGGTGATGTTAAAGATGGATGGGGAAATTATCTTAAAGCTCTTAAGTGGAAAGATACTATTGATCCTGATATTGAAAAGATAGCCATAGAAAGAGCAGAAATATGTGGACAATGCCCTGAACTTAAAGAATCAGGGTTATTTTCTTTTGTAGAACGTATTATCACTAATGTTAGTACGGGAGACAAAACACATAAGAGAACAAAAGTACATGTAGATCCTGTAACAGCTAAAAAAGACAGTAAAGATATTTATAGGGGATATAAATGCGGAGAATGCGGATGTGGCTTTCCTGCTATTGTTTATGCTCCTAAGAAATCTTGTCCTTTAGGAAAATGGTAATAGATGAGACTTTTAGATCTAAAGAATTCCAAAGTAATAGTATCACCAGAAGCTATATTGATTCCAGAGTTTAAACTTATTTGGGAAAGAGATAAATCTAAAGATAAAGACACAGCTATACGAGAATTAGCATATATATATTTTACTTGTGACTACAAGTCTCCCTATCTGACCTCTATGGGGAAAGAAAGAGTTAGACTTGCAGTTTCTAAAGATTTTATGAAAGATTCTTCGTATAAACCTGATAAGGAAATAGAAGATGCAATGTATAAATATAAAAATCTACAGTATACACCTTCTATGAGATTACTGGAAGCTTCTATAGCAACAATTTATAATTTGACAGATTATTTAGAAAATGTAGATCTACAAGAAAGAGATAAAAATGGTAAACCGATTTATAAACCTACAGATGTTACAAACTCTCTTAAGTCGATTGGTGGGATTGTGGAATCCCTCAATAAAGTCCGAGAACAAGTTGAACGAGAGCAAACCACTAAAGGTACACTTAGGGGGCAGAGGCAAAAAGGAAATAGAGAAGACCCAAATACATAAAGGAATGGATATATCAGTAAAGAATATTATAAAGGTTCTTAAAAAGAAGGGACATATGGTTTTTGAAGATGATTCAAAACCTTTTAATCTTAATCTCGTAGGAATACGAACTAAGGAGGAACATTCAAACGCCTTTAATGACTGGATGGTGATCTTTTGGAAGTATGCAGGAGAGTGGAATAGCATGACATTTCCTATTACTACAGATCCAGGTCTTTTTTGGAGAGAATTTCCTATAAATATTAAGGGAACAGCAGTATTAAAAGAAGGACAATACCGAGGAATGTGGAAACTTGCTAAACACCAGGGAAAATATGATGCATTGTGCCAGAGGAAACCTTGCACAGTACTAAGAGATGGAAATAAAGATGGTAAAATAGACTTTACAGGGGAAGAAGACACTGGATTGTTTGGTATTAATCACCATAGAGCAGGAAGTAGCAGTACACAAGTAGATAAATGGAGTGCAGGATGTCAAGTACAACCTAGTAGGGCCCTTTATGACATAGAAATGAGTATCTTTAAGGCAAGTGCTGATATTTGGGGCAATAGTTTTACTTATACATTAATACACGAAAGAGATTTATAATGCCAGAGAAAGTAGTAGATATAGATAAGCCGTTAGACTTAACAACAAAGACAATAGCAGAATTAAAAGAAAAGTATCAAGTTGCTATAGATAAAAGACAGAATTGGATAGAATTTCAAGATAGACTTTTATCTAGAAATTTTGTAAGTTACGTTTTAGCGTATTATGCGGAACCAGAAGGTTCTGATGAGTAATATAATAGTAGCTAAATCCTGGGAGAAAGTAGATCCTAAGATGATAAGTCCTGTGAGACACACAGGTCAAGATTATCTTAAGTTCATCAACACTGCTATCTTTAGTGAGGCCGCTAGATTCTATTTAAAACATAAAACTTACACACATGCTCCTGAAGGTACAGCCGAATATAATGAATATTGGGATGATCAAGAAGATAAATGCATAAATGGGTACACTGTAAGTGGAGTTAGAATCACTGGAGAACATTATGCCTATCTCAACTTCGGTAGGATCCTGGCAACAGTAAATACTGGTAAGCGTCAACGTAAGATTGATACCTTTCCTAAGTTCTTGGACATGGATTATTACTGGTATCATGAACTAGAGACAGCAGAAGAAAACGGTCAGGGAATGATCGTAGTAAAAGCCCGACGTAAGGGCTATTCGTATAAAAATGCCTTTGGTATGGTATGGCGATACAATTGGTTTCCTAGCTCTATTGCTATATTAGCTGCTTTTGAGAAGACCTTCTGGGCCAATACTATGGAGATGGCCAAGCACATGATCAACTTCTTGAATGAGAATACCGATTGGAAGAAAGGCTTCTTAATTGATAGACAAGATTATGTACGAAGTGGTTACATTGAGAAAGATGCAGTTAGTGGAATATCTATACAAAAGGGATATAAGTCTGAAATACTAGCACTATCGTTTAAAGACTCTCCCCATAAATCTATAGGACGTACCGCTGAGAGGATGTTATTCGAGGAGGCTGGTGACTGGCCTGGTTTGATGCAAGCGTATCAAAGATCGTATCCACTATTTAAAGATGGTAATATAATGGTAGGGATACCTATTATATATGGTACTGGAGGTAACAATCGAAGTGGTATAAATGCTGACTTTGAAGCTATGTTTTATAACCCATCTTCTTATGGCTTAAGGTCTTATGACAATATCTATGATGAAACTGCTGTTGGAGAGGCGGGATGGTTCATTGATGATGCTTGGTATAGGGAACCTTTTGTTGATAAGGAAGGAAATGCTTTACGAGAAGAGGCTAAAGAAGATATCCTTTTAGAGAGGGAAGAAAAGAAGACTGCTGATCCTATAGCTTATAACTTGATGGTTACTCAGCATCCTAACACACCAAAAGAAGCTTTCTTGAGAAATGAAGGAGCTGTATTCCCTGCTATAGAGTTATATAATGTGTTAGCTAAACTTAAGTCTGATGAGAAGTACAGAAAAATAGCTACTCCAGGAACTCTTTTTGAGGAAGAAGGGAAAATAAGGTTTAGACCTGATCACGAAAAGAAACTAAATGCTATAATGAAGTTTCCTCACAGGCCAAACGATCCTGTCGATGGATGTATAGTAGTTTACCAACATCCTCCTGAAGATATGCCTCATGGGCTATATAAGATTGGGCTTGATCCTGTAGCTTTTGACAAATCGGGAAGTAAATCCCTTAATGCTGCTTATGTTTATAAATCTTATCAACGATTCGATTATGGTTATGATGAGATAGTAGCTGAATATGTGGGAAGACCAGATAATATCGAGATCTACAATAGGAATCTTGAGTTACTATCTGAATATTATGGTAATGCAGAGATTATGTTTGAGAATGATAGGGGAGAAGTTTTAAGTTATTTCAAGAGGAGGGGTAAGTTGGGACTTCTTGCCGATCAACCTGATAATGTTATCTCAAAAGTTATAGAAAACTCTACTGTGTCCAGGATAAAGGGTTGTCATATGAATGACAGAATGAAAGATGCGGGGGAGAAGTATATATTAAGATGGTTATGGACAGAAAGAGGAAAACTCGAAGATGGGAGTCATATCTATAATATGGATCTTCTTCCTTCAGTTCCTTTATTGGAAGAGTTGATTGCATACGAAAGAATGGGTAACTTTGACAGAGTTATGGCATTTATGCAATTAATGTTTACTGTAGAAGAACAATATAACAGGGAGATAAAGAAGAATCCCGATCCTCATCCCGTTGCAGATTTCTTAGTAAATAACATTGGTAATATGTTTAAGAAAAGAACTTTAGTAAATTAGCCTAAAAAATAAACACAATGAGCACTTATTATTTTCCACAACAAAGATTAACAAAAGCACAAAAGAAAAAGAATGATAATGCTTGGGGTAAGCAAGTCATTAATGAAATAGAAAGATATTCAACTGAGGTATATTCTGCATATATAGATGGTAAGTCTGAATATGAAAGAAAACAAGTAAATTATGATTTATTCAATGGTAAATTAGACATAGCAGATTTTCAATATGTATGTAATCCGTATGGAATGGCAAAAGCAGGAGAAATGCCTGCAGAATTACGACATTATGATATTATATCTCCTAAACTTAGGGTATTATTTGGAGAAGAAATAAAGAGACCTTTTAATTTTAGGGTTCTTACTACTAATCCAGAAGCTATTTCTCATAAAGAAATAGAAAAAGAAAGACTTTTAAAGGAATACATAACTTCTCAGATACAACAAAGGATACAACAAGAAATACTTGAAAAGACTTCTCAGATGGAGCCCCAGGAAGCTCAAGATCCTGAAGTAATGAAACAAATAGAACAGCAAGCTACACAGGCAATGACTCCTCCAGATATTGAGGAGTACATGAAGAGAACTTACTTAGATGGAAAAGAGATACAAGCTCAACAGATACTTACATACCTTGAAAAACAACAAAAGTTACAAGAAAAATTCAATAAAGGATGGAAGCATGCTTTAATTTCTGGTGAAGAGATCTATTGGACGGGAACAGTAAATGGAGAACCTGTAGTAAAAACTGTAAATCCTTTATACTTTGATTTTGATAAAGATCCTGATATTGAATACATACAAGATGGAGAATGGGCAAGATATATTATGCGTATGACCCCTGGATCTGTTGTAGATAGGTTTGGAGAGTATCTTACAGAGAAACAAATCTCTGATCTTTATACTGATGAAGCGGGAATTGGATCTTCACACCCTTTAGGAAGCGAAGAATTTTCTTATACGGATGAAACAGACTTTTTATGGGGAAGTGGTATAACATATGATTCTTCTAATAATTCTAGATATATAAGAGTTATACATTGTGAATGGAAATCTTTACGAAAGATAGGATTTCTTAAATTTATGGATGATAACTTGGAAGAGCAGGAAATGATAGTAGATGAAACCTATAAAATAAGTAAAGATACAGGAGATATTTCAGTTCGTTGGGAGTGGATTCCAGAAATATGGGAAGGAACAAAGATAGGTAATGATGTGTATGTTAATCTAAGAGCTAAACCAAATCAGTTCAAGGATATGGATAACTTATATAGTTGTAGACTTGGATATTGTGGTATAGCATATAATAACTTAAACTCTAGACCTGTTTCTATGGTAGATAGGATGAAACCTTATCAGTATTTATATGATATCATAATGTTTAGGTTAGAAAAAGATCTTGCTTCGGATAAAGGAAAGAAATTCTTAGCTGATATAAATCAGATACCAACTTCTATGGGTGTTGATATGGAGAAGTGGTTATACTATTTTGATAATATAGGAATTGCTTTTATAAATCCTAATGAAGAGGGAGCTAGAAACAAACCTTCTAACTTTAATCAATGGCAATCTGTAGATCTTAGTTTAGCAAATGTGATACAGCAAAAAATACAATTATTAGAGTATCTAGAAGTACAATGTGGAGAAGTCGCAGGGGTAAGTAAACAAAGAGAAGGTCAAATAGGACCTAATGAACTTGTAGGAAATACACAACAGGCAGTAGTTCAATCTAGTCATATAACTGAAGAATGGTTTTATGCTCATAATGCTGTAAAGGGATCGGTATTAGAATCAATGTTAGATGTTGCCAAAGTAACTTGGGGTACAGGAAAGACAAAGAAGATACAATACATATTAGATGATATGAGTATAGAGATGCTAAGTATAGATGCAGATGCTTTCGTTAATTCTAGCTACGGTATATTCGTTTCTAATTCTAGTAAAGACCAGGAATTGTTTATGACTCTTAGACAACTAGCACACGCTGCACTCCAGAATCAAACGGCAGAGCTATCAGATGTTATTAAGATGTTCTCTACTAATTCCACAGCAGAACTTAAAACTATACTAGAAAAATCTGAAGCTAAGAAACAACAACAGGTCCAACAGCAACATCATCAACAACTTGAATCTCAGAAAGAAATAGCAGCTAAACAGGAAGAGACTAAAAGAATGGAAATAGAGATGGATAAGTA